TTCGACTAACCCAGATTTAACTTGCATCTCCTGCAAAACCTTGCTGCAGTTTCCGGTAATCTGAGTAATCCGAATTATCTGGAGACAGATGGCAATTACTTACCGAAACGAACGGTTTGCTGGCTACAACAAGGCCAAGCGAACCCCCTCCCATCCGAAAAAATCCCATGCGGTGCTTGCCAAGGAAGGGGACACCGTCCGCTTGATCCGCTTTGGACAGCAGGGAGTCCAGGGTGCAGGGTCCAATCCCAAGACCAAGTCGGAGAAGGCACGACGAGCATCCTACTATGCCCGTCACAATGCCCAGGGCAAACCGACCTCCAAACTCTCAGCCAAATACTGGTCCCACAAAACAAAATGGTGAAATGAAACCAGGACTCTACGCGAACATCCACAAGAAGAAAAAGAGGATTGCCGCACAGAAAGCGGCAAAGAAGGCAGGCAAGAATGTGAAGGTGGAGAAAATGCGAAAACCTGGATCGGCAGGCGCACCGACTGCCAAGGCATTCAAAGAATCCGCAAAAACGGCAAAGAAGAAGTGAGGAAACTAGAATACCAGCAGGGACTGCTGGATGAACCGACAGATTTGGACGAATCCGACTTTCTGGAATCCATTGCCCGAACAATCTTCCGCAAGGGAGGAGGTTTGCTCGGAGAACTGCTGAACCCTGCAGAGACTGGTCTGGACGAAGGATACCTCGATGATCAGGGGAGACTGGTTGTCACAGAACCCCTGGTGCGGGAGAGGAACTTCCGCAACTGGTTTGGAGACAGCAAGGTCGTTGATGAGGAGGGCAAGCCTTTAGTGGTGTATCACGGAACAGGTGCAGATATTAAAGAAATTAAACCTGCAGGACGACAAGACAAGTCCTCAGAAGAAGCACTGGATTGGTTTAGAGACCGAATTTCAAAAAACAGGAATATCCCTCTGCACAGTTGGCGGATGGGGTCCTTCTTTTCGCCAAAACCAGAATACACCGATAGTTATACAAATGAAGGCAAGGGGATGGTCTATCCGGTTTATTTAAAAGCAGAGAACCCTGCTTGGAGAGACAACGTGGAGAAAACGTACAAGGTAACAAATCCGAAGAAAACTCCTGATGCGTTGATCATTCACCACAATGGAGACATCAACGAGATCGTTGTCCCAGACCCAACCCAGATCAAGAGCATCCACAACCGTGGAACGTACAACCCAGATGATCCTGACTTGCTAGGAATGAACACAATGAACATGAGCCTACTCTATGGCTGAATCCCCCACTCCAATGACTGCAGAAGATCTGAAAGCCTGGATTGCTGGCACGATCCAAGACTCCGTGGACCACATCGATGACGAGGTTTCACCCGTCCGTGCCTCTGCATTTAGATATTACCTTGGTGCTCCCTTCTCTGACAGTGGAGACTCTCCTGCGGAGGAAGATGGCAGATCGCAGGTAGTCAGTCGGGAAGTCCATGATGCCGTGCATTCAATGTTGCCTAGTCTGATGCGGGTCTTCTTTTCTCATGACAAGAGTTGTGAGTTTATCCCACGGGGTCCAGAGGATGTCGCAGGTGCCGCACAGGCCACGGAGTTGGTGAGCTGGTATCTCGAACAATCCAATGCCTACTCGGTATTCGCAGATGCCATCAAAGATTGTTTGATCAAGGGCGAGGGCATCATCAAGGTTTGGCATGAAACCCAGTACGACATTCAAACGCGAGAACTGCAGGGCCTGGATGAGCTGCAGATCGGTCTGTTCGTTCAAGAGGGCTATGAAGTAACGTCAAGCGAAGAGTTGGAAGATACTCCAGGTTTGTATTCGGTCGTGCTGACGAAGCGAACTCCACGGGGCAAGATCCGGTTGGAGTGTCTTCCACCAGAAGAATTTTTGATCAATAGAACAGCAACTTCCTTGGATGACGCGAAGATTGTCGCACACCGACAACTGCTGCGGGTCGGAGACCTGGTTGAACTCGGCTACCCCTACGAAACCATCATCCAGTACAAGGGATATGAAGATGATTTTAGATCAAACGAAGAATGGAACCTGAGACATCCGAACTGGAGAGAAGAGGACGATACCGACAGTGACCCTAGCAATCGATTAGTCCAGTACGTTGAGAGTTTCGTCAGAGTTGATGCCGATGGAGATGGAGTGCCCGAACTGCGGAGGATCTGCACCATTGGGCAGGGCCATGAGATCATCATGAACGAACCTGTTGATTCTCACCCCTTCTTGCTCATCCGCAAAGATCCCTTACAGCACACCTGGAGAGGGATGAGTCTGTACGATGAGTTGGCAGACATCCAACGGATCAAGTCGGCAGTCATGCGGAACATGCTGGACAGTCTCTCTCTCAGCACCAGACCCCGCATTTCATACCTTGAGTCTGCTGTGGACTGGGAAGACCTCGCCAATGATGAGGTTGGGGCACTGATTCCAATGCGACAGGCAGGCGCAATCCAAATGCTGGAAATGCCTTTCGTGGGTGCTGCTGCATTCCCTTTGTTGCAGTATTTGGATCAAGTCAAGGAAACCCGCACAGGAATCTCCAAGGCATCACAAGGACTCGATGCCGAGCATCTCCAATCAACCACTGCAATCGGGATATCTGCGAGTCAGAAGGCAGCCCAGGCCAGACTGGAGTTGATCGCAAGGAACATTGCAGAGTCCGGTTTCAAACCGTTGTACAAGAGACTGCTGCAGCTCACACTCCTCCATATGGACCAACCCACCGTGATGCGGCTGCGGGGTGAGTTCGTCCAGGTCGATCCTCAAGGGTTTGCAGACTACGATGTGCTGATCACCCTCCCTCTGGGACGAGGCAGTGAGGAGGAACGCAGACAGGCACTGCTGGGACTGCTGGAAAAACAGGAGATGCTGATTGCCCAGTACGGACCCATGAATCCGATTGTCGGACCCGAACAGTATTACCAGACATTGCAACGTCTCTTTGCAGATCAGGGGTTAGGTGCCGAGGCAGGATCATACCTACGTCCTCCACAGCAGATGCAGGCTCTCTTGCAGCAACAGATGCAGCAAGTTCTGCAGCAACAGAACGAACCTCCAAAACCCTCACCGGAAGAAATGCTGGCCCAGGCAGAGATCCAACGCAAACAGCTCGAGGTGGCCCAACGTGCCGAGGAGATGAAACGAGAGGATGACCGCAAACGGGATGAGATGGAAGCGGAGTTGTTCCTGAAATTGAAGGAACTCTCCTTCAAATACGGACAACCGATTGATGCCTCCCCACTGCTGGATGCCCTGACCCGCAACCGTGAGCTGGAGAGAGTGGACCAGGTGAGACAACAGCAGTTGTATGAGCAAACTCCACCAGGACAGATGCCAGTATGACACCTCGACGGTACGGCTCAAGAGGGAGCACGATCCAGACAAATGATGATTACGGGAAAAGGTTCCGCAACTTCATTGATGCGATCACAATGTTCAGTCCTCTGCAACCTGCAGCAAAGTCTCTGCTGTACGAAGAGGACTACCCCGTAGCACCGTTTGCCACACCACGGGACCGACTAGCAAACTTGCTGGAGGAACCAGAGTTTGATCAGAGTCTCACAGAAGCAGGAATGGCAGGACAGGGGTTGCCCACTGCTGCAATTGGGTCGGTCTCTAAAAAACTCCCAAAACTAGGTGGTAAGTTTAGTGAGGTTCCCATCTTTAATCCGTCTGAGCATGTTGGGAAAACCATTGCTCCGATTGAGGCAGACTTGACTGCAGGCAGTCGGTATTTCACAGGCATTGGCAGTTCTAAAATTGATGCACCAGAGCCCTTGTTAGGCGGCCCTGAATACGTTGTGCAGGAAGGTCGAGTTGCTCAGACAGTAGATCCCCAGAAGAGAGCAAGGATTGCAGAAGCTCAGACCAGAGACTTACCTGTCCCCACCTTTATGCAGGAGATGGGGCAACCTCGCAAACCTGCGGAGGCAATCTGGGCAGCACGGAAGAATGACTTGGTTGGAGGTCAAGGGAAACAAGCAGACTACATCACAGTTCACGCAATGAGTCCCGAAAGCCATCAGTCGAATCAGTCTGTGATGAATGCCACACTGAAACAGTTGGCAGCATATGTCCGAGACAATCGCTTGACTGCTGAACAGGTAAAAGATTTAGACGATTTAATTCAGAAGAAAGTCCCTGAGTTTCCAGGACTGCAGGACCCTGATGTATTTAAGATTACCGATCAACTGAGTTTTGATAAACGTGCAGAAATTTTGAAGACCTTGCAGTCTGCAAAGGCAACAGATGCTGGATCGCCTGCTGCGAAAATTGTACGAGAGACACTCAGCGATGAATTTGCTGGGGCACAGAGACACCAACCAATGTTGGTGATGAAACCGTATCGTGATGCAGATGGCAACCTGATTCCTCTGGAGATGGGGAAGGATGTACTGGGAGAGCATCCATCGTACACCAAGACTTTTGCAGGTGAGGTAGTAGGGAGATTTGCTGCACCTGTCAAATCAGAGACATTGTACCCTGAGTTCTATGGTTCTCGACGGGCAGCAGGAATGCCAGAGAGAGACATCAATTATGTATTTGGGTCAAGGGACTACCCCCTGCAAATGATCACACCAGAAATTGCGTCATCAATCCGTTCTCAACCTTTTGAGTTTATTCAATCCCCAAGGCAAGCACGGTTGGCAACAGATGCAGGTCTGGGCAATTGGCGAGTGATGAGTGGCAAGCAGACAAAAGGTGCTGCAGACTTTAACCGTGAACTGATGCTATCTCCAGCTTCTTCTACTTTGACTCGGTATGATGGACAGAACGGAAGAATGACTATGAAGGATCTGAACAAGATGATCAGGTCTGAGAAGATGTCATTGTACTCATTAGGAGAGAACGGCAAGATTGGATTTGGATTAAAACGAGAAACAAACTACAACAATGAATATGGACTAAACAACCCATTGTTTGCCAATGATGATGTGGCAATCGTCAGTGTGTTCAATAATGAGAAAGGCGCAAGAGGAGTAGCAGGCCCTGGCACAATGTTGGAAGCACTCCGAAAAGGTGGAAACGTTCTTGATGCCTTCTCTGTCCCAACGGCAAAGAACCCCAACGGATTCCTGCCAGACACCTATGAAAGATTTGGCTTTGAAGTAGTCGAAAGAATTCCGTTCAACAAAGAATTTTATACTAAAAAAGAAGTTGAAGATCTGGTAGACTATTGGAGAAGTACAGGTTGGGATGAATCTCAGGGGATGCCTGAGATTGTCGTAATGAAATACACCGGAGACCCAGATGTTAGACAAAACCCAGTCAGAACTTTTTTTGAACAGGGTCGAATCGGTTCTGCAGGAAGAGTTGAGAACATCGACAGATCAGCAAGTAGCAGTCTTGTTAGACGGGCTAGACGGGCTTCTGAATCGGTTCCAACCAGAGCAGATAACCGACTTAATGATCCAGGGACAGTGGGACGTAGCAACCCACCTGCATCCCGTGGACGGTTCTCTGGCCTACTAAATGAGATTGCGTCACTAAATCCTACCGACGCATTTAATCTCGACCTCCCTCAGTCTGACATTTCTTCTCTACAATCTCTTCTTTTTGACCCTTAGAAAATAATCGAAATTATACGGATTATTATGCCCAACCCGATGAAATTCAAACCCTGTCCAACGTGTCCTGCTCCGAAGGTCTGTGCAAAACTGGGCAGGTGTATCAAACAACAAAGGAAATGATGACAGATCCAATCATCCGTGTCGGTGATCAAGCAAAGAAAATCCTGCAGGAAGATGCCGTTCGTCAGGCATTCGATGACCTCAAGTCTGGCCTAGTCCAGCAATGGATTTCCGGTAAGAGTCCAGACGAACGGGAATCCTGTTGGAACGCATACCATGCAGTCGTGAACCTGCAGAACGAACTGAACGCCCAGGTCCAGAGATCCATTCGCAGGAAAAAACAAACCTCTAAAGGAGACGAGTAAGAATGTCCGAGTACGCAGACTCCGTCAATGTCCCAGCAGAGACAGATGGAACACCTCAAACTCCCGATATGATTGTGGCAGATAAGTTTGATGATCTCCTTGGAACACGTCCTCCAGAGCAGACCGAAGAAGTTGACGAACCTCAAGACGAGTATGACGATGTACAAGACGAAGAAGAAGAAACCGAAGAAGTAGAGGCAGCAGAACCTGAACTCTACAAAGTAATTATTGATGGGGAAGAGGTCGAGGTCTCCCTCGATGAGCTGCAGAAGGGATACAGCAGGCAATCAGATTATACACGCAAGACCCAGCAACTTGCACAGCAGAGAAAAGAGGCCGAGGCACTGCAACAGGACTATGCTCAACGAGTTCAGCAACTCAATCAGTTTGCCCAACAGATTCAGCAGCAACCGGATATTCCCGAACCCCAATGGACTAGTGATCCGCAAGCCTGGGAACGTCTGCGACACGAAGATCCAGTCCAGTTTGTTTTGGAAAAGGATGCTGCGAGAGACCGACAACTGGCGAGGCAAGAACGCCAACAACAGATGCAGTACCTCCAGAGTGAACAGCAGCAGTTGCAACAACAGCAGTTTGCCCAGCATCTCGACACACAACGACAGCAGTTGAACGAATTGATTCCTGCCTGGTCCGACAAAGAGACCGCAAAGGCCGAGAAAGCAGAACTACGAAAGTGGGCTAGTGATGCCTACGGATTGACCGAACAAGACCTGAGTCAAGCCTACGATGCTCGACTAGTAAAGATCCTTTATGACGCCTGGACTGCGAACAAGACTACCTCGCAGGCCAAGCAACAACTGAAGAAGAGTCCTGAATCGACAGTCAAGACTGCACCGAAGATGGGCCGCAATTTTACCCCTACTGATGAAGGTGCATCACGACTCAAAAAGTCAATGCAACGCCTGCAGAAGTCTGGGAAGAACCAAGACGCAGTTGCAGTATTCGACGCACTATTGCGTTGAACCTGCAAATTTTTTTGCCCAATATGGGTAATCTAGATTATTGGAGTAAGTCACAATGGCACTTCTCACGAATGCCTCTACGTCCTACGACATCAAAACGTCAGGCACGGAAGAGGATGTAATTGATATCAAAGAGATTGTTTATAACATCTCTCCCACAGAGACCCCATTCGTCAACAGTGTAGGGACCCGCAACGTGTCCAACACTGTCTTCGAGTGGATCACAGAAGAACTGAGTGCGACCAGCACAACGACTGACCTGGAAGGTGATGCGATCAGTGCTGCTGCGGCAAGCCTGACCACCCGCAACAGCAACGTCTGTCAGATCATGTCGAGGGCAGTAGCTGTGACAGGGACCCAGTCTGCGATTAAGTTGTACGGGAAAACCAGCCAGATGGCCCATCAGATGGCAAGACGCACCAAAGAATTGAAACGTTCTGTGGAAGCTGCACTGCTGTCAAACCAGGCCAAAGCCACAGGTAACGCAACGACTGCGCGAACCTCCGCGATGATTGGTGCCTGGTTGGACACCAACACCAGTTTTGATGCCACGTCTGGTGCAGATCCGGTGACAGTTGGATCAACAGCCCGAACCGACTCCTCGGCACAACGAGCATTGACTGCAACCTTGATCAACACCGTGATGCAGTCCTGCTACACGGAAGGTGGTGAGCCAGATCGACTGATGGTCGGTCCTTACAACAAGACCGTGGTTTCAACATTGACCGGACGATCTATCGCCCGTGAGATGATTGATTCCAATACGGCTGGTAGCAACGTAACCGTGTTTGCGACGGACTTTGGAGATCTTCAGGTGATGCCAAATCGCTTTCAGCGAGAGCGGGACGCATTCCTCATATCGCCCGATTTTGCGAAGGTTTCCTACTTGAGAAATTTCCAGGTAAGTACCCTCGGAAAGACCAGTGATGCGGAGACCAAGTACCTGGTCGTCGAGATGGGTCTGGAGATGACTCAGGAAGCGGCACACGGTGGGATCTTTGATCTGGAAACCTCCTAATTTTTAACTAACAGACTGCAGGTTGGAATTATGTTGACCAAACAGATCCTTGATCATACGGGACATGTAATGAGTGAGTTCTATGTTGATGAA